GGAACGTTTGGGTTCCAGCCTGATTTAAGCTTTTGATGAAGTGCTTTTGCTAATGAATCAGCTTCGATTTGGCGTTTCTGTAAATCATGGATGTAGTTAATTCCTAATTTGTAGCGTTTTAGTTGGCCACTGAATCGAAAATAAACATACCATTGCTGGTTTGCTGGTTTGCAAACTTTTGGGATTGTGAATGTTGGTTTCATTTTAATTTGCTTTTAAATTAAAATGCTTGCCGAATATTAACCAACGTTTTTTGTGCTTTATTTGTGCACGGTTTTTTAAAAATAATTCGGGAAGTATTGATTTTGTTGTACTTCCCGAAATTTAGCGGAGAAAGAGGGAATCTAAAATACTTCTTCCGATATTATTTAAAACGTTGATTTTTAATTAATTGCAAACAAATTAAAAATGATTATTTTACTGCTTTGTGCACTATTTTGTGCTTTTAAAATTATTATAATTCACCGGTTTCAATGGCGTTTTCGTAATCTATATAAACCGGCAATAAACCGTAACCTTTGAATAATAAATAAATTTTATATCCGGTTTTATCGGTTCCAATTGATTTTATATTGGTGATTATTGCTTTAGTTTTTGCTAATGATGGCATCACACCAACATTTCCCTGTGTGATAAAAACAAAGTTGTTTCCGGCTGAAGGTAGCCCGATTTGAATTGTATCATTAACTTTTATTGATCTTCCGGATTTTGAAATGTATTCCTTAAAATTTGCTTTGAATTTTAAATCGCTGTAATTCGCGGTTTGTGCATAAAAATTAAAGCTAAAAAAGAATAAAATAAATACTAATTTCTTCATAATGAATTGATTTTAAATATCAAATATAAGAAAATTACTTATCGGTTTCGTGATTTTTTTTAGCTTCTTGAAGTAGCTCTATTTGAGTTTTAAGAAGTTTTATCATTTCTGTATGGTGAATTACTGTTGATGGGTTGTTAGCCAACTTAATTATTGTTTCATGTTCCTTAATTTTTTCAGAAGCATTTTGAATTTCAAGTTCATATCCTGACAAATTTTGAACTGTAATTTGTTCGTTATGGGTAATAATTGATTCTTTTGGATATAAAACACTATTCAATATTTGATATTTTGTCGTTGGAATTTCTTTTCCATTTTCATATCCGTTTATCGTTTGAACGGACACACCAGTCATTTCGGCGAGCTTTTTCTGTGTAAAGCCTAAAAACTTCCTTCTTTCTTTGATTTCTATTGCTTTCATAATCAGTATATTAAAAATTAAATTATGTTAAAACAACAAATATTTGATATTTTATGTTGTTTATATCAAATATTTGATATTAATTTGTCTTGTCAAAGTTTAACACTTATCAAATATACAACTATTATGTTAAAATTTGACAAGACAAACAATAATATGATGATAAAAGAAGTTTTAATTAATCCTGTGGATCAAGAAATGGAATTGCTGGCAAACTCGGTTAAAATCTTAAATGAGTATAAAAAGCTGGGTTTTGTAAAGCGTGATGCTTTTGTTGAAGTGGTTATGGGTGAAGATGAAAGTTACCACAATTTTGAAGGAATGAAGCTACTGAATAATTTTTGGTCATCACGTGTAAAGGATAAAAACCTAAATGATGACCTGGTGAAAGTTCTTGAAAATTTAAAAGAAAGTTGATATGTCACGAAAAGTAGAAATATCATCGAATAACGCACAAATGCTTGCCGAAGCATTAACAAGTGTTTTTCAGAAATGTGAAGCACTGGGAATTGATTTTGGCGGCGAAATGAAAACAGTTGAATCTGTATTGAAAACCGCCAAAACAAAACCCGAAACTAAAACAGAAAAAGTGGAACGCTATAAAGCACTTTTAAGTGTTGGCGGCCGAATGAATAAAGCTGAAATTTTAAACAAAATATCATGAAGTTACTATTGTATTTCTTTCAAAAGAAAAATTGTCAAATTGGATTTGGCGGTGTTTTTATGTTGTATTTCTTAATTCAATTTTTTGCTAGATGATTGTAGTTTACCAATGGTTGAAGAATAAGTTTTTTGCTCCGGTTGAAAATACACCTAATATGAAATATTTGGTGAAAGCCGGAATGAAACTTTGGGAATGTAATTTTACTACCGGTGATATTGTTGAAGCTGATGTTGTAGGTGTTTCTTCTTATGATAAAAAAGGCAATCCATGTATAAAGCGTGAAGTGGTTATGAAACCTGGTTGCTTATATGAATTTGCTTTAAATGGTAAAAATGCCACTAAAAAGTTTGAACAGAAAATTTTAAAACTAACCAATAAACCAAATTAAGATGGGAATTAAAGCATTAGAAAAATTCATGGATGAAAAAGCCATTGATATTGAAGTAAAAGAACCGATTGTGGTTGCAGTTCCTAAAGACTGTGTTCCTGGTGAAGTATGTGATCCTAAAGATTATTTTGAAATGATAACTGAGTGTGCGATATGTGGAAAATTGTCTTAGATTTTTTGATTGTGGCCGGAATTATTGTTTCGGGTGTGGCTTTGCTTTTTGTGTTCATCTTTTTGGTGGCCTATTGCAATGCTTATATAAAATGCCTTGAAGCTGATGAAGAAGCTGATAGAATTGAACGTGAAATTAATAATGAACTATAAAACCACTAATACTATGAAAACTACCGTTTTTGATGCTGTTGTAGCTACTGAAGTTGAAAATGCAGTAATGGCCGTTTTTAAATGTGAACGCCATGATATTGTTCAGTTTAAAGATAGTGATGTGAAGAAAGCGGTGGTTTTTGTTTTGTATTATCATTTAGGCTATAACAAGCGCGTAATAGGTTGGAATTATAAAATGACACATTGGTATGTTCCAACGGCTTGTGATGAAGTAGCGGCTTTGTGTGTACTTAATGGTGATGTTAAAAGTAAGATTGATGAAGTTTTAAATAATATAAAATACTATGTGCGCAAGGAAATTATGGTTGCCTGAAGAAATTGAGTATTTAAAAAATAGTTACCCTGATGTTCCAATGGAACAAATGGTTTTGTTTTTAGATAGATCTTCTTCCAAAATTAGTAACAAGGCACATTGCTTAGGTATTAAAAGAAGTGAAAGCTTTTACAAAAGTGAACATTGTGGCCGAATAAAAAAAGGTGAAGTCATTGGAAAAGGAACTCAGTTTTTAAAAGGAATTGCTGGTTGGAATAAAGGCAAAAAGCAATCGGAATACATGGACCAGGAAATGATTGAAAAAACCAAGGCAACACGTTTTAAAAAAGGGATTGTTCCGCATAATGTTAAGCCATTAGGTCACGAACGAATTACTAGGGATGGATATATTGAAGTGAAGGTTCGTGAAAGCAAAACCGATTCTAAGAATAAGAATTTTGAATTGAAACATCGATTGGTTTGGGAGCAGCACAATGGTGAAATTCCTGAAGGAATGAATGTTGAATTTGTTCCTGGTGCTGATAGATTGAATTTTACTATTGAAGATTTGCTTTTAAGAAGTAAATCTGAAAATATGAAGAAAAACTTTGAAAGTGATGATGCAATAGTAAAACGTTTTTTAGGAATTAAGGATCCTGAAATGGTTGAAAAAATTAAGAATCAACATCCTGAATTAATTGAATTAAAAAGACAAACAATAAAATTAAATAACCAATTGAATAGATATGAACGATAAGCTAATTGAAGTAAAAGAACTGCTTTTAAACAAAGTATTTTATTATTCGGACACCGGAAACCCTGATCAGAAGAAAACTTTCTTCTGCAAAGATATTTCATTAAAAAACAGTCGATTTGTGATTGATTGTGAAGTTAGAAGGTTTGTGTATTTGTTGGATGAATTGGAAAGCTTTTTAAAGAAAATTCAGCTTGAAAGTACTACAGTGGTTAAAAATGAAAATTTACAAACTGTGGTGCCTGTGAATGAGAATGTGGCCAATGTAAGCAATGCGCTTTTCAATATGTTTAACAAGGTTGCCAGCAGAACAGCCAGCAAACAAGATATTGAAGATGCAAAGCTTATGATCAGTTTATCTAATCAGTTGGTTGGCATTGAAAAAATAAAGTTGGGCTATTATAATCTTCAAAAGAAATAATCATGTCACAGCCTAATTTTTACGCAATTATTCCGGCTTCGGTTCGATATGATGAAACGGTGTGTTCTAGTGCAAAACTGCTATATGGTGAAATATCGGCAATGTGTAATACTGAAGGGTACTGTTGGGCTGAAAATAACTATTTCGCAAAGCTTTATGGTGTGAATTCGGTTACTATTTCAAGATGGATTTCGCAATTAGTTAAGGGAAATTATATCACCACAGAATTGAATAAAGCTGAAGGAAACACACGTAAGATTTATATCCAGGATGCAGCTGTTACCCTATTAACAAAAAAAGCAATACCTCTTAACAAAAATGTTAAGACCTCTAAACAAAATTGTATAGAGGGTATTAACAAAAATGTTAAATCAATATATGATAATAATACAAGTATTAATAATACAATTAATAGAGAGGGCGCACTAGCGTTTTTTCAAGAAAATTATCCTAGTGAATTTCAAGTATTGATGATGCAGTTTAAAGGACAAATAAATGACTACGTCACTTTCGCAAAAATGTTTGATGCAACAGTTGACCAGGAAGGTTTGCAATTTGATTTGAATGTGCTGCGTGGTCGATTTAAAAAATACGCTTTGTCTTGGGTAAGAAACCAAGGTAAGTTTGATGGTAAGGTTGTTGAAATGGTTCCGGATGGTCCGAAACAAAAAATTGGTGGTTTTTAATATGGAAACTTATAAAGCTAAAAACATGGATAAAACTATAATTATTGACCTTCCAAAAGGAAGGATGCCGCCGCAAGCTATTGACTTGGAAGAAGCTGTGTTGGGTGCTGCCTTAATTGATTCCAACGGTTTGTTTGATGTGGTGGGTATTTTAAGAAGTGCCGATGCTTTTTACAAAGAAGAACACCGATTGATTTATATAGCAATACTGTCTTTGTTTCATGGTAATGAACCGGTTGATTTGTTGACTGTATCGGCTAAGTTGAAAACTATGAAGAAGCTTGAAATGGCCGGTGGTGATTTGTATTTGATACAGTTAAGTCAAAAGGTTTCTTCCAGCGCACATTCTGAATATCATTCCAGGATCATACTTCAAAAGTTTATGGCGCGCAATATTATTTCTTTTAATTCAAAGATAACTGCTTTGGCTTATGATGAAGGAACCGATGTGTTTGAATTGATTGATCGTTGGGCAAAAGAGTTTGATAATATTGCCGATTTGATTTCAACCGGAAGAAGCACTTTGCAATGGAAGCCATCGCTTCAGGAATTAAAGCTTACTGTTGAAATGCTGTCAAGAAATGATGATGAAAGCCGATTGGTTGGAATTGATACCGGATTTAAAAGAATTAATCAATACACCGGTGGGTATCGCAAACAAGATTTAGTGATTGTAGCAGCGCGGCCTGGTATGGGTAAAACTGCAAAAGTTTTAAAGACTGCTGTGGCTAATTTAAAGAAGGATGTTCCTGTTGGGTTTATCAGTGGTGAAATGTCTATGGCACAATTAACAGCGCGTGCATTTGCGATTGATACCAACTTCCATTTGAATCAGTTAATGAAGTATGGTTTTGAAAAAACTGAATATTTCGTGACTATGAACCAACACATTGAACGTGTTCAGAATTGGCCGCTTCATGTTGATGACAGTGGTAACATGGATATTACTGATGTGATTATTAAAGCAAAGGATTGGTACCGTAAGCATAAGATTGAATTATTGATCATTGACTACATCCAGCTAATGAAAGACCGATCAAAGAAGTGGAACAATCGTTCTGATGAATTGATGGATATTTCACGCCGCTTGAAGTTATTGGCTAAGGAATTGAATATTCCGGTAATAGTATTAGCGCAAGTTAGTAGAGAATGTGAAAAGCGTGGTGCAAGCAAAAGGCCTATGATTATTGATATCAAAGATTGTGGTGCGATTGAACAGGATGCTGATATCATTGAATTTATTTACCGGCCTGAATATTATAAGATTGATATTGATATTGATGATTATGATGAAAAGATGCGGCCATTGATAAGTAAAGGTGCCAACACTGAAATAAACTTTGCAAAGTATCGCGGTGGTGCTGTTAGTACAACCATGCTGAAATGGATTGGTGATAAGACAAAGTTCGTGGATGTGGATGATGAAGAAGATACGTTTGATTATATCTCGATTGATAAGCCATTGCCAAAGCCAACAGCTAATGAAGCTTTCGATGTTGTTGAACCGGAAGAAGATCCTAATCATTTTGTATAATGGCAAAGCTACCAAAGAAGATACATCGAAGCTATGTGCCGGAGCGTAAAGCTTTCGAGCGTGAGAATGACAATAGTGAATTCTATAATTCTTGGCCATGGCGTAAAGCTGCAAAGCGGTTTAAGTTAGGCAATCCAATTTGTGTTCATTGTGATGCGCTTGGAATAGTTACACCGGTTAAGGTTGTGGATCACATCCTGCCAATCAACAAGGGTGGTGATAAGTTGAATGAATCAAACTTTCAATCGTTATGTGAAAGTTGTCACAATAAAAAATCTTCTTTGGAAAAAGG